TCGGCACACCGTTAGCGTTGACGCCCAGGATGGAGTCAGACGTGCCCGACCCCAGCCCAGCGATGAGGCCGCCGGCTGCATGGCCGGGAAGGTTCAGCGTTATGCTCGCGCGCTGAGCAGCCAGGGCTGTCGAGACCGCGGCGGAGTAGTTCGCCGTGAACGACAGGACGATGGGCTGGGCGGCGATGCTGGCGACCTGCGCCTTAATGGCGGCGATGTTCGCTGCTGCTGCAGCCGTGTCTATGTCCAGTTGCGTCGGCGGGATGCTCGACGGGATGGCCAGCAGTTTGTCGATGTACGCGGTGACGGCGTCCTTGTTCACGCCGTGGGCGACCGCGTTGTCGATGATCTGCTGGCGCATCGATTTCATCTGCGCACTCACGGCGTTCCGTGGACGCCCCCGCCCCGCGGTTAGCCTCAGCGAGGT